GATTGAGCGCTGTGGTCACGACGGCTGGGTTCGCGTTAGTGATGCCGGAAACCGACATCGTCGAGCCCACCAGCGTTGCGATGTCGAAGAACCCCTCGTAGATTGCACCCGCTACCTGATAAGGGTCGCCACCCCCAACAATGACTTCGTATTCACCACCGCTAACCGTCCGCACGCTAACCAAGCGCTCAGACACACCTGGCACATTCTCCACCAGAGAACGCAGGAATGCGGGCATACCTTGCGCCGTGCATTGCAAGCCCTGGATCACCTGCGCCCTGTAGTCGCCCTCAGTCTGAGTAGTTGTGCTGGGCACGCCTGCTTCGGGATTGGTGACGGTCAGCGTGATACCTGTTGGCACTGAGGAGGCCAGCGCGTTGACTGTGCCGGGACCAACCGACCATGTGCCGGCCTGCGTCGCGATACAGTAAATTGGCTGACTGGAACCGCCAGTAGCGATCACCCCCGCATCTTGCGTCACGTACTGATATGTGCCGTCGGAAACGTAGAAGCCAGCGTTGATCACGTAACCAATTGAAGAACTGCTGAATACAACATAGACGCTTGTGTTAACACCCTGACCAAGAGGGATGCCCAGCATGGTTCCTAGCTGCGTTAGAATGAAAGCGTTGGCCCCGTAGGGGGTTAGAGAGTTGACTAGCTCCACACGCGCACTATCACACAGCGCCACGCCAGCGACATCCGTGCTGGAGACGTCCTCGACCAGCGACCCCGGCAGGTTGGCCGTGTAGCCCGGATTGGTCGCTACCACGGCGGCAATCAACTGTGCCAGCAGCGAGGCTGGTGACTGCGGTTGCAAACCGGCCGTCGTCAACACCGTGGGCAAGCTGCTTGTGCTGCCGCTCATACTGGAACCTGTAGCAGCAATTTGACACCATTATGCTTGATGATGCTGACAGAATACGTCGGAGGGTCAGCGCTTGTCCGCGCGATCAGCAACGACGCAAAATAGGACGAAAACTGCTGTTGCACTTGCGCCACGTAGAAGTCTGGTAGCACTTGGCTAACAATGGTCGGGTGCGCTGGTATGCCGTAATTCGCGTAGAACGGACTTTCGCCAAGGTTTAGCTTCAGCGTCTGTATGAGCGTCGTCACCCACACATCGTCGTTGAAACCGTTAGCGTCCGTGGTGACTTCGGTCCATACCCCGGGATTGTTAGGCGGACCGATAGGCAGATTAGGAATGTAGACGCGACCCCATGTTCTCACGGTATGGGCGGTCCGCTGTCACCCGTGCCACCTGCGTCAACGTGCAAGTGTGTGGCCAGCGGGATGCCTTGCGAGATAATCGGTGAGTTCGAATTCAAGGTAGCACCAGTAATGTTGTTCTCAGTCAGCGTTATGTCCCACACCACTACGCCGCCGATTGTGATTGTGATACCTGTCGAACTCAACATGAAAACGCAGTTGCCGTCGAGATCTTGGATCACTGCACCCGTCGGACCTTGAACCTGGACCTTACCGCTATCGACCAGCCCACCCCAGCCTTTATTAGCTACGGGTTGGAACACTAGGGAAGACAAATTGGCCCGCTGCGCCAGCGTTGGAGTGCCTGTCCCGAGGCCGTTGATGCCGCCTAGCGATACGTCGGCAGAGAACACCACACCTAAATCACCGACTTGGATAGGCTCGCGCAAATAGATGGAACCCGCCACTGGCAGCGTCACCTCGGACAGCGTGTAAGCGCTGACCACGTCAAATGCCACAGTTACAATTCCGCCCGATACGGCTACCACATGACAAGGTAACGCTTTGCCGGTGAGCTGTAGCTGGTCCTGCACCTTCTGCAAGGCAAAGGTGTGCAGCGATTGGACCAGCGGTGTTCTGAGCGCATTGTTGCTCATGTGCCGGCCGACGCCTGGTGCGCCTGGATCGTTGTAATCCAAGACATGCCGGACGGCTGACGAAAGTTACCGACATGCCGCAGCGTGTCTATTTGGAACGACCCTTGGTAAATGCTTGACTGCTTGTATTGCGACAGCGAGTTCTGTGTTGTCTCAACAAGCGCTGGAGGCATCTTGATGTAGTCGCCCACGGAGAGGTCAGCGCGCATGACGCAGTTCATGCTGATCTGCAGCGGACCAAACGCAACGGGCTGGCCAATAAGGTCGGTAAATTGAATTTGCTTAGGTGTTGTCACCGTAGTCCCATCGTAAACATTGAAGGAACTGTCTCCGACAACAATGTCGACCCCTTGGTAGGTGCCGCCTACTACATCCTGACTAATCTGCTTCAGGTATTGTGCAAACTGCGTCAGGTTGCCGTAGAAGCCCTTCTCGTCCGTGGCGAGCACCAGATTCTTACTGATGTTGATTGTTTGCTTGTAGGTTGGGAACGCCGTTGTCAGCGCCGTCGCAATAGCCTGCGCCAGCGGTGTGCCTGCTTTCCAGTTGATAACGATATTCTGTGGAGGTGGTGTTGTAGGACCACCGACGTCGGGCGATGCCGCAGCCACAACTTGCATATCCAACGTCATATCCGTTCCAATCCAGTTCCCGTAAGCCTGGAGGATTTGTCCGGATATCAAAAGCCCTGCTTGTGCTGGGTTGGCCAGCGGTAGCCCTTTTTGCATGCCGCCATAGATGGCGACCAGCTTACCGTTCAGGTTGCGCGCTTGCGCGATGTCCTGGATGGAGATGCCCCACACGCGCGCAAACGCATTGCCCGTGGGCACTGCGTAGGGCGCGGTCATGAAGTCAAACTCAACATTCAACGCGCCCGGATCATTCACGCCGTTGGGATAGCTGTCATATAGCGACACGGTCTTCTTCGACGTTGGGTCCGTTATCACGAACTTATAGTATCTTATGACACGGACCAATCACTAAAGAAGCACGTTATTTTCCAACCGCATTCGAGGTTGGCTTTGAGTGCGGCCTGGTAGGCTGCGCTCTCTGTTTCGAAATAAGTGACGCCGTTGAGCTTTGCAGTCCAGTAAGGATTCCCCGCACCGAGCACAAGAAACACGGCGTTCGTAAAGCCCTTACCTACACGCTCAATGACGTAATCTTTTTTCATGGGCTGATTTCAAACCACTGTGACTCGTCCCGCCAGATCATTGTCGAGGTAAAGTAACCCGCTGTCAGTGATATGTCCCGGCCGGAAGACAGCGCACCGGAGATTGGTGGTGACGCAATGCGGGGCAGACACACAATCAACACACCGTCGGCTGAGTAGATGTTCACATAGTAGCGTTGACCAAACAAGTTCCACGTCACTGTCACAGTGTAGGGGTTGCCGTCCAGCGTTGCAGTGAATTGAAACGCAGCGTCGGGCGGTTGTGTGAAATTGACGTAGGTTGTCATGGTAGATCGGTTGTCGTCACGGTGCCGGGTGTGTAGCCTGCTGTTACGTCCACGTAGCCCGGAGCCGCTGTGCCAGCAAGGTTGCTCCCACCCGTCACCTGGCCGGCCGACCCACCTACGGGCGTGCCTGTAACAGCATCCGGGCCAGACGTGGCGCCTGCCGTGGGTTGCCCGTTATTGAGCTTGGACATCAGGGTATTGAGCGACTGCGCGGCCTGCGCTTGCGTCACCAGCGGTTTGATGAAGTCAAACTGCCAAGTATTCTGCACTTGTGCGGACTCGCCGTTGCTGGTGTCCGTCAGCGTAAGCAAAATCAAGTTCTGGTAGATGTAGGCCGGTGTCGCAACCACGAACAAACCACCGAGATTGATGTGATTGTCCAATATCTGCTTCAGTGCCATGAAAGTTATCAGCTTGGCCGTATAACCACCCGCCTGCCTCACAGGGCAGATCATCTGCATGGATAACTTCAACGGCTGCGTAATCACCGCGTTAGCTGCTACCGCCTGGTTCGCAAACGGGTAGGAGCCGATTGTGTTGTCGACCAGTGTGCTACCAGGTAGCGGCCGGAAGTGCGCAAAGAAGTTGTCTAAGTTGACGTCGATCGTGCCGTTCAGCAGCGTCGCTACGAAGTTAGCCGCCTCCGTGATCGCCACAATAGGGAGCATCCCACCCGGTATGTTGGACGCGATTCCGCCCTGTAGAACAATCGGCGAGATTTCGAACCCAAGCCGGAAAATAACCCGGCCAATGGTGTTGAGGACATCACTCACCGTGGCACGCCGACAAGCTGGCTACCGGAGACAGCCACTTGAGCACCGGCTGGATTGTTGACGTCCACTTGCACCTTGACCGGGGCCTGCCCAGCAGACTTTGCGCTGGACGTTTGGCGAAAATCACCAATGCCACGCTGCGCATAGTCGATATAATGCTTGGTCTCGGCCGGCAGAAACTTGCGCCAATCCTTATGATGCGCGGCGATGTCCGCATCTATGTTACCGGGGCCGTCGTTGTAGGCCGCCAGCGCTTCAGTAACGTCGCCGTGGTAGTGTTTAATCAAATCCCGCAAGTAGTCCGCCGCCGCTGTCGCGCCCTCCTGCGGATCGAGCGACTGCCCGCCAGGGTAGTCTTTGGCTGTGTCATCCGTAAACTGGAAGTCGCCCTTGGCGCCAGCAGGTGACGTAGAGGGGTTGCGACCTTGATCTGATTCCAGTTTGTAGACGTTGGCCAGTAAGCCGGCCGGAAGATTTGCTCCGTATTCCTGAGCAAAGAACTCGTCACGCCTGTCGGGGTCCGTTGCGGCATTATAGAACGGATCAGTGACTTTGCGGCCTTCCGCATCCACACCTGTCAGCTTGACGCCGGCCGCACGCGCAAGTCGCCGGTAGTCGTCCGCTGGTGTCGGAGGCGGTATCTCGAACCGTTCTTGATACCACTTCGGTGTAGCGGCCGGCACGTCATAGGGCGCTTGGTCCACGGACCGACCAGCAGGCACGGCAGCGGGATGTGCCGCATACCAAGCAGCAGGATCGTTTTGCGCTGCTGGCGGCACTACCTCGGGGTGTTGTGCATACCAGCTAAGTTTCTCGCCGTTAACAACAGTGTTGGGATCGTCGCCCGGCCCCTCGCCGGGTGTTTGGTTGACGACCTTAACCGGACCGAACTTACCCTCGATCCACGTCACTACGTTTTCGAGCATGTGCCACAGCTTTACCACGGCATCTTCGAAATGACCTAGATCAGCAGTAAAGCCGTTGGGATCATTTAGGTAGTCCGCAAAATGTTTGATGCCTGTAGCAAGGTCACCAATCCATTCTTTTATATGCGGGTTCGCCATCAGAGATTCGACAGCCTTAGTGAAAGCAACGGACAACTGCGCCAGCGGCCCTTCAAGTGGAATCAAGCCTTCAATGAAGGTGCGCTCAATCCGCACGCCGGCGCGCTCCATTTGCACATCGAAGTCTTGCCAGGCTTTGGCGTCCTTCGGGGGTAGCGTCAGCGCCGCTTTATCCTGCTCGTAGTCTTGTTGGCTTTGGTTCAAGTCACCCGCAGCCAAACGGCGCAAATCCTCTTGCGAGAATAGTTGATCCAAACCGTGCGCTTGGACAAATTGCTGTGAGCGGTCACTGTTCAAATACATGCGCTTCGCGCGCGACATCACATCCGTGGCAAGGGTTGCTGGGTCTTCGTTGTTTAGTTCACCCTCACCGATACCAAGTGCTGAGAAAATCCAGCGCTTACTATAGTCCGACTTTGCGTCCGCGATGTTGGACAACAAATGGTCGGTATCGAGATACCGACTATAATTGATCCGCATGGCGTCGGCCTCGCCAGTCGTAACCCCGACGCCTTGCGCGCTGCGTAGCTTGCTGCCAGCGGATTGTGCAAGACGATCAATGCCCCATATCCCGCCAGCACCTAGCAGACCACTGACCAGCTCCGTCACGGTCGCCCATTTCAGCAGGCTTTCCGTCGCTTCCTTAATGTGCCGGGCCACGTCCACCGTGCTACGCGCCAAGCTGGACATGCTGCGGCCGCTGCTCTCCGTGGCGCGGCTGAAGCCCTGCTGGTGCTCGGCCATCGTCTTCGTGTGCTGCTCGATAGCAGACAGCGCGTTCGCAATAGCGTCCAGATGCGTGCCGTGCTCGGACAAGGCCGTAGTAACGTCTTGCCACTGTGCCGGCAGCTTTTCGACCGAGGCTTTGTATTCATCAAAGCGATTGACAAAGGATTTGAAATCCTCGTCTTGCACCTCAATCTGAAGGACGGATACTGCCACGCAAATCCCCTGGCCTACAGGCCGTTTAGCTGCTGGCCGCTACCCTACTGCCCGGCAACCCCCAAAACGGCTTGGCGGTGTGCCGTTTGGCTTGAATTAGGTGGGTTAAGCAACCCGGCGCAGGCGGCGCAACTCGTGCAGGACAAAGCGCTGCCGCCATTCGTGTGCCGACCGTATATCCACCGACGAAAAGAACGCCGCAAATCCCTCGTGCATCAGGTAGTCTAGGACGGCACCGACGATGCCGCCACCGTTGCGGGCATCGGTAAAGTCGCGGTCTCGGTCGATGTCGGCAATGAACCTTTCCACTCCGTAACAGTCAATAATGTAGTTTGGGTCCGCCAGACAGCCCCCAGCCCCGTCAAGACTGACTGTATCTCGGCCTTCCGGTGGATTGCCGAGGCGCACATAAAAAAAGCCAGCAGCCCTTCAACCTCCGCGAGATCGTCCTCGTCCAGCAATCCGCGCGTGACGGCCGCATCCAGCGTGATAGTTTCCCAGCCGCGATCCGTCAGCATCACCACGTTGGCCAGCCGACGCATTTCGAGTAGCAAACCCTTTTCCACAGTCTCGAGCTGGCCGAGCCCCTCGGCTACACGCCGCAGCATGAGAGCAGCGATGCGTGGACCTGAGATGATGGACAAACCCTGCTTGTAGATGCGGGCAAACGTGCCGGCAATGACTTCGAAGTGCTGTTCGTAGGCTTCCCGCATCAGCGGCATGGCGTGGACATAGATAATCCCGCTGTCTTGTTTCAGCGGGATTACGAGGTTCAGCTTCTTATTGATGCGAACCACGTTACGTCAAGTTCCACAAGTTAGAATTGATGTAGTAAGCGCCCGTGACGTGGACGATATAGCCGGGGTCATCGCCTGCGAAGGACACCTCGGATACGGTCTCGATGGCGCAGTTGGACAGGTAGTAATTCGGAAACACGGACGTATCCGAAGTCACTGTGATGTCCCCAACAGTGGCGATGGTTTCAATCTGCTGCTTCCACAACGACGCAAGGTTCTGTGTTTTCAGCAAGTGGATCATCAAACTGGCCATCTGAAACGGCTCAGGTGACGTGACGTTTCCCGTCTGTGTTGGGATCATCAGCGTAGTGTTGCCCTCCAGGGTCAAGCGTATCATTTGCTTGCCCATGAAACCCGCCGTGACATTTAGCTGCGGATAATTAGGAACTACCACGCTCGGACGAAGCCGGTTGAGCGTGCCCTGCGGGATGAGGTTGTTCGCGGCCATGTGTGTGCGCTCCTACCTTATGCCGTCGGGATGTCGGAGACTTGGACGTTAAAGAGAATGGACTCAAAGCCGCGACGGGGTGTGTAAATCACCGCCAGGCCATTGTAGACCCCATTCGGGTAGTCAGACTCATTGGTGAGCACATAAGCCGCGAACGGCACGGCGGTCACCGCCACTGGCGGCAACACCAGCCCGTAGGTCACGCCGCGATTCATCGTGCCTTGCGCGCGAGCTTGCAGGCGGTTGATGCCGTTCTGGTCGTAGTAGAGCGGCGCTTGCGGATTGTTGCTGCCGTTGATAATTTCGTTCGACAGATCCAAGTTCAGGTTGATCTGCACCCAATCGACAGAAAACCAGTAGTTGAACGGGTTGCCGTCCATCGTGGTGCCCCACAGCACCATTGTATTGCTGATCCCACCCTCAGCACCAGTGCCGACCCAATTTACGAATGCGGCTTTCCACGTCGCAAACAGGGCTGCGTTACCCTTGGTCGGGTAGGGGGTCACGCCATACAGGAACGCAAACGCGTTTGGTGTGACCATGTTGGTCGTCGAAGGGTTGTAGTTGATTGTGACATACATAAAAGCAGCGGCGCTGAACTCGGTTGCCGGTATGCCAGGTGCCTCGATTACGGCATACACGCATTTCATCAGATTGGTGAAGTTCGTGTATGCGCCCGGACCAGTATTTGTCGCTGTAACGAAGAAGTAAGTCATCGCCTCCGGGTTCTCGTAGCTGGCCAAGAACGAGAGGAACGAGGACGCGGCGGCCCACGCACGCGGGACAAGAAACGAGTAGATGGTTTGCGGGTTGGCCACGATGTAGGTGTTCAACGCCGTAATGGCGTCGATGGTGTCGATGGCTCCCAGCTCGAGAACCAGCACGGACGCGGTTGTGCCTTGTGCAAACCACGTCGTCGCCATCGCCACCAGTTCAGCCGCTTCCTCCACGGCCACGCTGCCGAAGATGGTCGCGGTGCCAGGGTTGCTTGCCAGCGGGTAGGTGAAGGCCGTTGTGGTTGTGATCGTTGCCAGAAACGTGCCGTTGTAGCCGGCCGGGGTAGCGCCGGTGATGGTTAGTGAGACGACCTCACCGATGGTGTAGCCGTGCGGCACGGTCGCGGTCGCGGTCACAACGCTACTGGCCCAAACCAGATTGGACAGCGTCTTTGCCGTTGCCAGCAGCGGTGTGAGATCGGCGTATTGCGTGAGCAGCCCGGTGTTGCCGGCCCCTAGCGTAGTGCCGCCAAGCGAGATCAGCGCGCCCGTGCGCTGTAGGGTGCTCGCAGCCGGCGCGACGGTCTGGCTGACGGCAACTTGGACAATCGCGTTCGACATGCAAGCCCTCCCTGGTTAGACGCTTAGCGGTAAGCCACGCTCAGCACTTGGCCGGTGCCGGGAACAACAGTGATACCGTTCTGGCACGGCCAGTCCACGGCATAGAGTCCGACCGTGTTGGGGATCGTCATGATGGTATTGTTGGCTGTGACCGCGCCCACGGTCTTGCAATCATTGGCCGTGCCGGCTGTGGAGCCGGCCGTAATAACTGAAATCTTCGCAAGGCGGCCGGCTGTGCCTTTGATCACCGTCGAGGTTGTCACGTTGTTATTCGACAGACTGGACGAGCCGGTGATGAGCGCGCCCGTCAGCGGGTCAACTTGTAGCGGCACGGCGCTGTTGCCGTTGTTTGCGACGTAGTTTAGCGGACCTTGGGCCATCATAGCCTCCTGTTAGTTAGAGATTGGAACCAGCAATCAACGGGTCGCTTACAGCAACCAATTACTCTATTTCCACAATAATCGGATCATCGCCCAGCGTCACTGTGACCGAAGCCCCGCTTGAGAACGTCTGTGTTGGGTTGCTGCCCGTGATTGGATCATAAACGTTGACTGCGGCAGCGGTCGGCAGGGTCACGGTGACGCTATGTGACCCGAGCGAAATCTCCTGGCCGGTTGCCGGATTCCATGACGTGCCGTCCTGCCAGAGCAGGAGGTCGTAGACACCGCCCGGTTGCTCCAGCAGGAGCGAATATGCGTCGGACGGCATCCCGCTCAGCGTGTAGGCCAACGTGCCGGGCACTTGCAACACGCCGCCAGCCGGGTTGCGCTCCAAAATCGTCGTCAAGTTTTGCAACGCTGTAGCGGCCACCTTTGGAATAACAGTAGACGTGCCGTTGTTCTGGAAGAGTCCAAAGTAGTTATTGAAATTGGTCGATGCCGGGATAACCGGCGGATAGTCTTGCAGGTTGTAGAGATAGGTCCGCGCGACGGTCTGTATCGGTGCGTCAAACAGGAACCGCAAATCGTAGCGGGCTTGCGTGGTCTGGTCGACACCCAGCGTATAGTTCGTCGGAATGGTGGACAGGCCGGCCTCAGTCACCCAGCCGGGCTTCGTATCCGCAAGCACTTCGTAGAGCAGGCAATAGGACAGCGTAGCAGCGGCCGACGACGTGTTGCTGGCGTAGCAGTGCCGATCGTCGATGTCGGCAAGAGGCCCGACCTGGAATCCATTCGAGTTGACGCCGACGCCCAGCGTGAACGTGGCGACAGGTAGCACCGTCGTAGGAAGTGTGGGGCAGAACACTCCGGGGACGCAATTCCCGTCGCTCTTGATGGCCGAGTAGAGCGCGGTCTGATACGCGACCGCGCCAGCGCCGCTCGCGATGCCGACTCCGTTGTAGCTGTCCGGCGACGGGCCGAGAATAACCTCGTTCTCGCCGCCAATCGCTTCCACTACTCCGGCAGTCACCGGATCGACGTAGGTCGTCACCCACGACGCTTCGCTACCTGCGCCCGTCGGCGGGATATTGCAGAAGCAATAGGCTTGCATCTCCAGCACCTTGGCGATGGTCGCCGAGTAGGCGCTGATTTGCGCGGCCGTCTGGCCGGTCACACCGGCTTGCAATCGGACGTGTTTGATCCCCGTGTAGGCCAGCAGCGGGCCGTCCGTTGCGGCAATGCCTGATCCGTTCACACCGATACTGTCCACGAACGTCGAAGCCAGTTCGGCCTGTTGCTCGCCCTGCGTAGCGGGCGGCCAATCGCCCGCCTGGTTCGCGAGAGACGTAAACTCCGGGCTGATGGCCGGCAGCACCTGACTCCCGCCGACGTTGTTATAGGCCCCCGTTCCGAGAACCGTCGTGCCTGAGCCGGTAGCGATGTTCGTCACTGTCAGCGGCGCTGGCGATATGGAGTCCGTGTAGGCAACCGATTCCGTGCAGACGCCAGGCACTTGCAGCGCGAATTTAATCTGACCAAACCCCGCCGACGTGCCTTCGCGCTGCGATACGGCCCCCATCGGATTGCCGGCGATCAAGAGCTGATTGCTTTGCATGGCGTTTGCCATCTGACCTGTGACGGCCACGATACCGCTGGACGAGATCGGCGGCAGATCGACAGCTTGGACAGTGTAGTGCGTCACCTGCGGGCTGTTCGAGGCGGTCGGCGAGGTCTGCGTGAAAGTGATGACTTCGCCGAGAACGGGGGTGCCTTGCAGTTTGACGGTGCCGCACGTAGCCGAGACGGACAGATATGATCCGTTTATGGTCGGGTTGCCGACACACCCCGGCGCAGGCCCGCACTGAGGGTTAGGCGAGACGAATTTGTTGTCTATGTAGAACGCGGCGGTCTGGCCGCCAACAGGGCTGCCAGCAGCGTCACCTGTGCCGATCTTAAAGCCCTGGACGGAAGATCCGTCGCATACGTTACCGACGACGTGCGCGTATATGTTCGCGCCACCGACGACGTTGCAGTAGTTTCGCGAGAGGTAGTAGGTTCCAACGTCCCAGTAGGGACCGGAGACGCCGTTGTTCGCGGCGCCGCCACCCGATCCGTTACCGTTCGTGCCGCCGTTGTAAGCCAGCGGCGAGGACACCCCTAGCGAGTCTGTTATCGTAGCGGTGGCGACGCAGGCGAGATTGCCAGGGAGCCTCCACTCGAAAGCGTGCGTGTAGGTGGTCGCGTGCCCGGCATACCATGCGTAGGTTTGCAGCGACACGCCGTTCACCACGATAGGCGAGGCGTTCACCACCGCCGCCATGTTCGCCATGACGGAGCGCAGCGGATCGGCCGCCGCGATGTCGCCAGATGTCACGGTGTAGGTCGGATATGTCTGTACGGAAGCGCCCGCTGGCCGGGACAGGCTGAGCGCGAGCGTCAATTGTTGCCCGAGCTGCGGCGTGCCGGCAATGCCGATCGTGTAGCAGGTCGGCACGGTGCTGCTGTTGTTCGTGTAGTCCTGGAAGGTCGTGCCGTTGGCGGTGTACTGCGGCGGTGTGGAGTTCGTCCGCGCCGAGCGCAGTATGTCACCGCCGAGAATAGACGAGTTCGCGACGGTGCCGTTCAGAGTGCTCGGCTGCAATCCGAGCATGTCGTAGTATATGAACGACGAACCGTAAGTCGCGTAGCGAGATGCGTCCGTGAACACGTCCCACAGAACAGAGTAGCCGTTCGGCGCCGGCATACCGCCGACTTTGAGCGCGCCCAGCGCCGAGAACCAGCTCGTCTGCCCTATGCTGTGAACGACACCGCAGTCCTGACCCGTGAGGTAGTAGTGCGACGCGCCTACATTCTCACTATCTAAGTGGTCCATCGTCACGCCGCCGACGGCGACAACCGATCCGGTGCCGTTCGGGCCGCTCCAGATAGTGCCGTTGGCGTTTTCGCAGACTACGCCGTGGCCGCCGGTCGTGAGACCGGGGGTGTTGGTAGCAGCGACGTTGGAGTAGTTGCCATTCGTCGTTAGGTATCCAACATAGGCGTTGTTCCCGATCATGTCGATCAGGTCGAACGGGTTCGCCAGCAGCGCCGTTGTGTCGGCGTTCAGGCTTGATGTCGGCCCGGTATTCGCCGTGATCATCTGCGCGGACGGAAAGAGGCGTAGCTGCGTCTCCCTGGCCTGCCCGACAGCGTCAGGCGTCGCCAAGTGGACAGGTCCGTCACCGAACAACACGGTGCCGTCGTTCGGCACTGTGATCGCGCCCGTCATGTCGCACTGAGAAACGGCCGTTCGGATATGGACGTAGCCGCCTATTCCGGGCGGAACGGCGGCGGTAAGCTGGTTGATGGCGGCCACGTCGGCCGGCGTGCCCGTGCAGCTATAGGTCGCGGCGCGCGCGTGGCCGCAACACAGCAGCGCCAGCAAGAGTGCGAGAATGCGCGTCATTTAATGACACGCACGTTGTAGGCCGAGGCGGTTGGAGTGCCTGCCACGTCGGCGCACACCTGCACCGTCACGGTGTTGCTGGAAGACACGTAATCGCGCCCCCAATCGAAGCCGGCGCCGGGGTATGTAACGGGCGTTGCCGATACAACCATGCCAGTAGTCGCTCCGGTCACGGCGACTGTGCCGCTCGCGCAAGAGCCGAGCGTAAGAGAGCTTCCGCCTATGCTACCTGTTGTGCCGGTCAGCAACGGGGGATTGGTCGCAACGAAAGCTGTGGTCGCGATCTTGGTTGAGTTGTCACCCAGCGTCGGTGTCGGTGCGGTTGGTGTGCCAGTGAATGCAGGTGAGGCTAATGGTGCAGCTCCTGTAATACGTGAGTCGTTGCCGGCCGCCGCAGTCGATCCCGTCGTTCCAAGCTGCACATTCAAGTTGCCCGCGCTCAGCGCAAGCGCCGTGCCCGCGCTGACGGATATCCACGCCCCGTTCACATCTGTTCCCAAGAGTGACGCTGAAACCGGCGTATTCGGCACGAGGTTCGCGGTCGGCGTCCAGTTGCCGTTCGTGGTCGGCCGAAACATCTCGGTCCAGTTGCCGAGCAGCGTCACGCCCGCGCCAGCAGTCCCACCAGAGATCGTGTCGGTCCCGTTGTTGTAGGGGTAGACGGTGATCGTCGAGTTTACCATGCTGACCACGATGGCCGGAATGCCCTGCGCGACTGCGGCCGGCAGACACACACCGCCTCCACCGCCGCCGGTTATCACCGTCAACTCGGCCGTAAGCTGGAAACAGGTCGCCTGATTAGTGCCTGCGGCTGTCTGCGCGAGCTGGCGCGCCGGGTAAGGGTCGAAAGCGTTCGTCGCGCACGCGATGATGTTGCTATTGCTGTCGGTGCCACCACACGGCAGATTCGGCGGCGACGTGACGACACCAGGTATCGTGGCGCTGGCCTGCCCGATCTGGTTTATCGAGCCGTAGAGCGCGTCGACGGCCGTGTATTCGGCCTGTGCCGCGATCAAGCCAGCGTTCACGGCGGCAAGGTCGGCAGCCATCTGGGTCGAAGCGTTGGCGATACTCGCGACGATAGCTGGCGACGGGAGGCCAATGTCGGTGGTCCGCTGCCAGCCCCCGGCCGTGTAGCGCACACACTCGTCTGCGTTAGCGTTCAGAAACATAGGAGGATCGCTGATAGACGACCCCGACGTCAGCGTGAGCGTCGTGATCGCGTAGGGTGCAAGCAAGCAGAACGGATCACCGTTCTTCGGGGTGGGCGGCAGCGCGACAGTCAGTAAGGCGAGTGTTCCAGTAATAGGCAAGTACTGGTTATAGACGCCAGTCTTCTCCGTGACGGTCGATCCGCTAGTCGGAGGTGACGCCGTGGTGGCGTATCCCGTGCTGCCGAAATTGACTATGGCTACACAGCCATTGCACACGGTCTGCGCCTTTGCTGCCTGGCCAAAGCCAAACCCCGCCAGGGCCAGCAAAACAAGCAGGAAAACAGCAAGCAAACTACGCCGCACAGCTCACCCCGCTGCTGATACCAATCACGCGCTGATACGTCCCATAGGGCGCGTTTGGTGTGATTGGAATCGGTTGGTCTGTTGTAAAGCCCGGAAACGCGGACCCGGCGTATGGGTAGATATTGATTGTGTTGCCGGTCAGATTGACGACCAAGTGTTCAACCCCAAGCTCATTGATCCGGACACCTGTATTCGCCGCACCCGCAACAATAATTGTTGTCATTGCAACCAGCAGGTAAGCGGTGCCGGAGGTGCTGCCGACCGCCGTGACGGTTGGGTCCAAGGAAGTAACCAGCAGCCCAGTTGTGATAGGGTTGTGCGCTGGTAGTGCGGCCTCCGCTACAGCCAGGGCGGAATCTGCTGCGGATAGCGCGGACGAAGCGTTTGTGGATGCGGTGTTGGCCGTATTCTGTGCGACAGCAGCAGCAGTCGCTACGACTGCAATCGCGGACAGCACGTCCTCGGCCGTAGCGGGTTGTCCGGCAGCGATGGTCATTGCCACAAGCTCCCGTCATCCCAGTTAAACTCGTCCCACACAGCGTTACCGCTTGGGAGTGGTGGGGTGGGCGGAATCGGCGGCACCCAAATCGTCCCGGAATAGGTGAGGAACTCAATCGTCGGGATGGCCTTGAGAATAAGCTGACGTGCAATATCATTGACGCGCGTTTGGTAGTAATTGATTTCAAACTCAACCACTTTGCGTTGCGCCAGCACGCCTAGCTCGATCTGTAGCCGCTTCTCGTCGCGCATCACCGGCATATTCATTATGCCAAACGCGTCGGAGTCCAGCGTGTATTGGTTGACGTAGTCCAAGAAATCGAGCGCCTGATCATTACGCAGCCCATAGAATGTGATCTTGACGCGCTCGCACACTAGCTGCGTATGCGTCGTAGTGTAGCGATCAAACGTCGGAGCGGCCTGCAAAGCGTGTTGTGATTCAGGAATAACATGGATCGCAGCGTAGGGTGGGCTGATGTTGTCCGGCACAAGAAACGACGGATACAGCGGCACCACTTGCGTCTTGCGGTAGGGATACTGCGGCATCATCGGGTTCAATGCCAACCACAACGGCAGACTGTTGGACACCACTTGCAGACCGTTGAAGGACACCACATCGTCAATAATCTGTGTATTCATTGTTGGATACACAGCGTTGCCGACGTAGTGATAGAGTTGTGCCTGCTCGTAGAAGTTCCCGCGTTCCGCAAATGCAAAGCGCAACCCGTTGAAGGCGCCAAGATACATGATGTTCGGTGACACTTCATTAAGGTCTTGGATTTCGGACTCGGACGTGAAAGTCACACGGTTTACCGCGTAGCTTTCCTCCTCACTGACCTCGCTGACGCTGCTGTAGTGTAGGGAACCCGCTACCGTTATCGTAGGCGCACCCACGCTGACGGTCGGTGTGCTGGCCAGCAGCGCGTTACCAAAACCCATCGCACCGATCAGCGCTTGGTAGCTTACCAATTCAGCGCGCACCCAAAAGACAAACCCGTCCAGCGGTAGCACGAGCCTGACATACTTGGTGAAAGTAACCGTCTGCTGTGCGTCAATGGTCTCCAAGCCAGCGCGTAGGGTGCTGCCAAGCTGGGATTCACCAGTAACGGATTCAGCAATCGTCACTTTTTATCAGACCATGCAACAAAGCTGGATTGATAAAGTCCCGTATCAATAAAGGACGGGCGCGGAGCCCCGCGCTTCTGCTTCATCCGGTGATTGACACCTAGGAGTGAGGCCCTAGTCGGGATGCCGGGATAACCCAGCGCATCCATGCCGCGCATGGATAGGAACTGTTTAAAGCTGGCCTGTAGCGTGGACAGCGACCCGGCTAGTGGATCGACCAGCGGACCACCCATTGCGTGTGTCTCAAACGCTTGCGCAAAACCCTCGGCAAAGCTGGCCGCAAGCTGCTTCTCATGGAGCTCGTAGTAGATTTCCATAATGTGGTATTTGTTCTCAAGCCAGACCGCCACGTCGCCTGTTGAGACGCTGCGGCCAACTTTACGTTTCCGCTTCTTCCTAGCTTGACGCAGCTTGCCGGGTTTCACCTTGCGCGGCTTGGCCTCGGGGGTCTCATACTGCGTGTATGGAATGTCATAAACCCCAAGATGCAGGACAATCACGTCAAGCCCCATAGCGTTCCAACCGACTGCGCAAAAGCAAGATATTGGCGGCCGTAGGGGGTCTGTAGAAGTAGCTGATTGGCCAATGTCAAGTCCCGATACCAATCAGGCACGACAAGACTTGAACTGGTGGACACATCGGACGCCGATTGCACGGCACCGGGCGCAAAGTTCGCCAAGTTGTAGCCTGCTGGTGCTGGACCCCGTAGCGTTTGGAAATACGTCATGCCGGGCTGGTCAAGCGCGAAGCGAATCAGGTAGTCGCCTGCAAGATTATAGACCGCCAGCGCATAGATGGTGGGGTTCACCATCGCGATAACTTGGTTGACGATCTGCAACGCTACCGTCAGCGCGTTGGTGATGGCCCCACTATTGTCCGGCAGCGCGTTGGTTGGGATGCCCATCTGCCCACGGATAAACAGCAGGAAGTTAGCTTGCGACGGTGCTCCCGGACCAACAAAGCCCGACACGGTTTATGCGCGCCTGGCGCGCCGCTGCTCACGCGCGGAAGTCGGCTTGCCGCTATTACGACGGTTTACTTCGATGGCCTCGGCAACGCGCGGCGTCTCGCCCTTGGTATCCTCGACAATTTCCAGCTCCATGTGCGCAAGGCCATCATTCTCACTGAACATCTGGTGTTCCATGGCGACAGCAGTTTGCTTGCGCATCTCCACACCGCGCTGTGTTAGAACGCTGGTGTTGTGATCGTCCGCAACCATCATAACATCCATTGGCACGGGCTTGTCGATGGAATAGCAGAAGCCGATAAACTCACGCGTGCGATCCACCTCGTTGACCGCGACCAGACCGTAGGGCCGCATTTGATCAACAATCGCCATCAGCACGGGCAGGGAATCCGGCTTCCAAATGACCTGCTGCGTGCCGGGCGCAATCGATGTCCGGTAGGGCATCTTGCTGCGGTCTTCCGGCACGCGATACTGAAAATCGAGGATCTGCTTCGTGCAGTTAGCGAGGTAGAGCTGCATAGCGCTGGCACCTAGTGCAAAACGGGGTTTTCAAGCACCGCCAGCAGGTTTTGGCGGGGTAGCCGTGGGGGTAGTAGCGGCCCACCCCCACAGGGGGCTTAGTAGGGCATGGACACAATGGTGATGGCCTCGGGACGCAAGCCCCAGCCCGAGGTGATCCGCATCTCGGAAACCACGTCGATCGCCCCGCCCGGAATCGGGGTGGGAATCTCCCGAGGTGCGGCCATGTCGCAAAGCTGGATGTTGGCCGCTTCAAGACCGGGGGTCAGCTCGGCGAACTCGTTAGTGTTGATCTTCTGATTCTGCACCTTCGGCTTGCGCACCTCCGGCATGGTGATGATCACAGCGTCGGACCCGCCGCTGCCCTTGCCGATCAGTGTATCGTCGTAGACCCATTCCAGCGTATCACCGTTCATCTCCAGCACCTTCTCTGTCATGCCGGCCGTTGAATCAGTGCCCGCACCCGGACGCTGGAACTGAACAAGCTGGACAATGCCCGCATACGCGAACTGGGCCAAAGTTTGCTGGCTGCCACAGATGGTGATTTTAACACCTTGGCCCATCTGGAACATGCGCGTCTTGAGCGCGGACACCTGGCCGATCAGGAATAGCGCCATCGCACCGTTGTCGTAGGTGCGAACCGTTGTGTTGCCGTTCATGTCCGGAGGCAGCAGCACAGCCGTCGCGCCGTTGGTATTCAACAAGCCCTCGCCGTTGGCTGGATTGAACCCATACAGCAGCGCGTTACGCACGTTGCCGAAGTGACCCTGTCGCATACCGAGGCGCTGGGCGTCGACGATGCTGTAGCCCCACTTGGCGGCGGCGGCGGTGTCGTGGTGATCGTATTCCGCCCGGATACGCTGGAGGTAGGTCGGGGTCTGGATCATTGACGTGATGGTTTCCACCGACGGCAGCTGATTGTATGCCGTCTGGCCGGAGGCGACCTTGGTCCGCAGCTCCATCTTCTTGGCGTAGACGAACAGATCACCTTCGCCGAGCCGAACCATTGGGTTGCCAGTCGCGATGGTCTCGAACGCGCCGGACGCCTGCTGATATTGCAACAGAAATTCCGGGAGGACATAGCTCGGGTGGATCATCACCCGTGCCGGAGTCACGTTGGGCATGGTAGATGCTCCCCTTTATAGCAGGATGAGTGCAGCGGTGCCGTTCGGCGTCCAATGCACCAAATTGTTGACAGCGTCGTAGGATACCACCTTGCTGTTGCCCACCTGAACCATCAGCACACGCACGGGCAGCGCACCACCGCCCGCAAGCACCTGACCCTGCGTCGTCACAGCGCCCGGCGTGCTGGCCAGCGGTAGCAGATAGACCAACGTGCTGCCCGTCGTGCCGGCAATGAGCGTCACGTCGCCGTTGTAGGCCGTGGGCACAACACCACTGATCGTCACGACATTGCCGGCCACGTAGCCGTGCGCCGTGGTCGTGGTCGCGGTGACGGTGCCACCGTTTGTATTGGCCCACGACATCGCGGTGATGACATTGGCCGCTTCGACTGGCGCGTAGGGGATCAACTGCTGAGCGTTGAAGTCCCACGAGACCTGCTGCGTGACCAGTCCGCCCTCGAGGGACACTAGGGATGGCGCGCACGCCACGGCCAAGCGCGCATTACTGCCGAATCGATAGAATGGCACCGTCATGCTGACGCCGGCAGACGGGCACTCGGACTGCGGCGAGCTGATCCAGGCGTGGGCCTGGTTGAATGTGCTGAACCCCGTCAGGTTGGCCAGCGTGGTTGCTCGCTGCAATGACGGACCAAGACCCGTCAAATTGTTGTTGAACGGAATGTCTTCCTGGATGCCGACACCGCCCCACATCGGCAGGGTTTCTGTTAGCGCCAGGATGCCACCCGCGAGCTGGTAGCGCGCGGCCGGATCATCCATCACCGCGCCTTGGACAAGGCCGTCCGTGGTCGCAAGAAATAGCCCTGCTGCGCTGTTCGTCAGCATGGGGTTGAAAGAGAACGTCATGGGTTATGCCTCCTGGCTGACGCGGCGCAGTCGGGCGCCCATTGGGTCCATTTTGAATGGAGCCCAGCACGCCTCCGGGCTGCCGACGAACTCCGTGATGGCCCGGCCGGAACCATCCCGACGCGTGATGGCCCGCAGCGTATTGGCCGGCAAGTCGGTTGGGTTCAGCGCCGCTGCTTGCGCGTCCGCATAAACCTGGCTTTCGACCACACCGAAGTGACCTTCGTCGACGATCTTGGACAGGTCGATGTCCTTCCAAGTCGTGCTGTGCTTCTGAAACGCCGAGAGCTGGCGCTTGCGATAAGCAAACGGAGTCTCACCCGCCAGCGGCCGGGGGGCGGACGAACCAAACAGCTGAGCGACGCTGTCAGCGCGTGCCTGGATCTCGGCCATCTTGTTGTAGTCCTCATCAGACAGCACCTTGGGCATGTTGCGCTCGAGCGCTGCCAGGCGCGCCGCCGTGTCGGCCGCATCCTTGCGCGCCTTGTCCTCGCGCTCCTTCTCCTCGGCGTCCTTGCGCGACTTGTCCTCGCGCTCCTTCTCCTCGGCGTCCTTGCGCGACTTGTCCTCGCGCTCCTTCTCCTCGGCGTCCTTGCGCGACTTGTCGGCTACCGGCTGTTCCGGCTCGCCCTTAACCTTCTTTTCCTCAGCGTCCTTTTTGAATTGGTCTTCCATCGCATCCAAACGCGACACTGTGTCCGCCATGAACTTGTCCATGCGCGACATGCACGCATCGAGCCGGGTGGCGCGTTCCTCCGCATCCTTGCGCGCCTTGTCCTCGCGCTCCTTCTCCTCGGCGTCCTTGCGGGCGGCGTCAGCACGGTCCTTGTCTTCTTCAGGCATGGTAGCCTCCACAGCAGTTGATGAAAGGACGCCTTGTGGCGCGCCGCCCTTATCCCAAACACCTAATTCACAGATCGCCACATGGTCAACCAAGCTAGGCGTGCCCTCGATCAGCACCGTGCCGCCGTCATCCAGAGTAGAGTCGTCATTGGCCAACGGTCGGAAGTAAGTCAAACTGGAACCCAGCAGCACACCGGGCGACGTGGACAGCACTTCGCTGCCCATCATTGTAATTGCGTCTTTGTCGAAAACCTTCGCAATACCCCACACTTCATTATCATTAATGTAGGGTAGGAAGATTGTGCCAACAATACGCTTGCTGAACTCGTCACTGTCCAGCAGCGGCTTCTCAGGATGATCCCACAGGACCGGCAACCCGTTGCAGCGCGCTAGAAAACGCTCGTTCAGGTAGAGTGTAGGGTCGCGCCAAGTGTATTCGTTATTCTTGACGCGGTAGGCCGCACCCGTGCCTGTAATGCGCAGCGCAAACAGGGCGACGTTCTGGTAAATCTGTGGCGACACCAGATCACCGGACGAGATCATTCGCGCGATGTCGAGTTCGTCAGCGGTCAGCTTTGCCAATGCTACCGCACACCCCGGATGAAGTGGTTCCGGAGGCGCTTGTGGGTCCGCCCACATGAAACCCGTATGCTCGTCGTTAAGCACGGGATTGAATTTGTCGCATAGCTGGACGAATGTTGTGTAATCAACACCGTCCTTTACGCGCCGGCATAGTAGCTTGCGCGCACCTGTAGGGCAAGTGCCGAGCTCCTCTTTACACTCGCGGACAGCCGCTTGCTCAGCAGTCTCGCCAGCCTCCATCTTACCGCCAGGCGCGCCCCACGCGCCGGGTGCGTCACCTTGGTCGCTGCGCTGTAACAGCAGCACTTGCCCATCAGCGATAAAGAGAATACCGGCAGCTTGGATCACGCCGCTGTCCTCCGTAGGGCGCGCACACGCGCCAGTTCGTTGTGCCCCTTCGGTGTAATCATGTCTGGTGGTAACGCGCTAATGGCGTAGATGTATTGGTAGTGACACCTGCAAAGGACTTCCTCACCTGGCTTAGTCATATCGTCCGTGTAGCCCGCGCCCTTGTTCATTAGGCCTTTCTCTATTGCCCAATTCCCACGGATTGCGTAGACCTTGAGGTCGCGTTCCTTGTGGTCTTCGCGGTAGTTGTAGCCTAGCTGACGCCAATTACTATGCCACACAGCAGCGATAGCACCACCATCCACCGCAATGATATTGTTGAGTTCGGAAGTAAACTTGTGCCCTTGGTCGATCAGGACGCGGCGCTCTTCAAACGGAAGCTGTGACAGCGCTTTGCGTAATTCCTTCTTTACCTCGGGCTTACGCACGGCGTCGCTGCCGTCAGGTGGGATTGAGGTGGACCAGCCAGAAAACCGTTGTAGCGTCTTTTGAATTGACGCCTCGCGGTTCAACTTGATCAAGTTAGCGGAAGCCAGTATGCGACGATCGAGTTCCGCCCGGAGGCGAGGCTTGACGCGATCCAGCGTAAAGCGGGCAACACCGGGGTGCTGACGCAGTATGTCGCCCCGCTCCACAACACGCTGGTAGACGCTGCCTAGCACACGCGCCAGCTCCTCGCGCAACTTGTATTCGGGCACCATGCTACGCAACGCGGCACGCCGCAGCACCTCCACCCAACGCACTAGACGCTCATGGTCGTCATAACCATGCTCGGCGAAGTCCGCGATAGCTGTGGACAACGCTTCAACAAACGTCGGCTCGTCAGGGAGCGCCTTAGCCAACGAACTGCACAACCTTCCAATTATGCACCGTTAGATTAGCGGCTTCACGGCTGGCCAGAAGCTGACTTGGAAACTTAGCAGCGGCGGTCCTGTCAGTGGTCCACCCGGAGTTCCCGGACATCGCGGAGCTGTAGAGGTATTCGTCCATACCGATCTCGTGCCGCACGATCACCCAATACCCTTGCTGCGTTTCCGACAAACGCTTGACGCGCTGCTCGCCGGTCTCGATGTCGTCCATCGTCGTGCTCCTACGTTGTAGACTTGAAAGGTGCTGGCTCGGCCGGTTCCTTGTCAGCAGGTTCGCCAGCCTTGGGGTCAGCCCCTGGCTGCATCAGAACTGCTTCGGCTTGCATGTCTGCTTGCTTCTTATCCTCTTCGTATTTGCTCTGCAGCTCTTGCACATCCAACAGCAACGGGTTGCTGAACAGCAGTTGGAACGCCCTGTCATTAAAGCTGTCGCACACCCATTGAATAAGCGTTGCCTTATTGATTGGGTCCATCTCCGGCAGCAGCACCTCGAGCACGGCAATCACCGCCTTCAGCTTGACGTCCACCACCTTGATCTTCTCGCTGTCCGGCTCCGTCAGCAATGACGGCCAGGATGCTTCAAAGCTATTCTTCCATTCCGCGAACGCCGTGAGAAACGGCTTATCCTTGTATTCAGGAAACTCGTTTTGCAGCGTCGCATAGAACTCCGGTGTCCACGCGCGATACATAACGATTTGATCCATGAACTTGTAGAGCGGGTCCATAGCTTCGCGCTCACGATCAATGTATCGCGCAACGGCCTTAGCGTCCTCTGTGCCCTCGGCCAGCCCGGACGCGTAGGTCTCTTCGTGCAGCATTTGCGCTGGCATGGGCACGGCAGCGGCAATGTTATCCAAGATATTCTTGCGAGCTGCGTTGTGCGCGCCGTCGATATTTTGCAGGTTAAGACTTTGGATGTCCTCGTCCGGCGCTGCAATGGACAGCACGTTGTTCGTGCGCCCCTGCTGTAGCAGCGCACGCTTTACGCCAGCGATGGCGCTCATCATGTTGTCAATGATTGAACCGGGTGGTTTGAGCTTGGCGATCAGCAAACCGGCCTTGCGCGTCACCATGTCGTCTGTGATCATGGATTGCACAAACGACTTCAGCGGGAACAACGCCCGCTGATACACGCTGCGACCAACGAACCCAAACGCGGACGACGTGTAAGACAAGTAAACCGGATTTTCGTTCTGAATGATAACCACGCGATTGCGCGCATAGGGTTTGCCAGCAACAGACACCGACACCGTTTTGAGGAAGTCCGCTGCGTTGGGGTCTTGGTTCATTACTGCGCTACCCGCCGTATTGAGCGGGTCAAACACGCTGAAGTAGATTTCGGCCGCGCCCAGCTTGGCGAAGTTCAGCGGTTTGCCGGGGTCTTTGTTTAGCTCGCCTAGTGCGATGGCGGACAAACCATACACACGGGACAACACTCGGCAATTCAAAATGTGCTTGCTGCACCCCAACGCGTTCCAAGTGTCGTTGAACGCCTTGGCAACGCTGTCGCCCGGTGCCCTGCCGACCACGATCTCGCGAGCCTGTGACTGCGCCAGCAACACGGGGGCTGAAGCAATTTTCTCACCCAGCGGGTGATAGAGGTAGATGACTTTGCAGAGCTGATAGCTGGGGTCGTAGCCTGGCACAATGTCGTCGGACAGCAGCAGCTCTTGCAGAGCCGTGCCAAGCTGTGATCCATCAGCAGTAAGGAACGCAGACCCCGTAGGCGCTGTGCCGAGACTACCACTCATTACTACTGCACCGTGCTGCAGACGGTGGGCGTGCTGCACGACACCGACAGCGACTGATGCGCTGTGTTCAGCGTCACGCTGGCCGCGCCGTTGATGGTGCCGCCGCTGGGTGCCGCGATGGTGAACGCCGTGCCGCCAGCCGCCGTGCCGCCGATGTCGGCGAAGGCGTAGCGATGCCGCAGCATCGGCTGCGCCGGCATCGACACCGCCACAGCCGTCGCCGCGCCGTAGTTAAAGTCCAGCTCACTGTCGCTAAGCTGCACCGCCTGCGTCGCGCCCGAGGTCACGATGCGCGGCGCGGAGGCGAAGCTGGGCGCGCTGAACTCCATCTGCGCGGAGTTGGCGTTGTAGGTATCTTCGTAAGCCTTGATGCTCAGATGGCTGGCGTGTGCGACGCAAGCGCCGCCATAAGGGCCGGTGCCGTTCTGGCCGCCTTGCTGGCAGGATCCGAACGCCTCATAGCCGGTCTCCATCGGCGGCAGCAGCGGCTGAGTGCCGGTAAACTGCGTCGCCTCGCTGCGCTGGGTGTTGCTGTCCAGGTAGAACGAGAACAACGCGCTCCCGACGCCGGTCTGCGCCGAGGTGATGAGCGGCTGATAGTGGCCGCCGAACGTTTCGACGTTGCCGTCGAAGGCTGGCTGCCCGGTGGTCAAGACGCCGTTCGTCGTCAGCACGTAGCCATGCGTCCCGAGCACGCCGGCGAAGGTCAGATTCGTCAGATAGGACCCGTTGGTTGCCAGCACGACCGGAATGCCGGTGTCGGTAATCGGGTAGAACGAGTGATAGATCGCCACCGTGACCGCAGCACTGCTCAACGTCGCCGTCGCCGGGTCGCTCAGCGTCAGAGTTTTGCCGTCCGCACTCACCGGATTCGTGGACACGCCAGGTTTGCCGATGGTGGTGTTCAGGCAGTTCGTGGAGGCGGCGATCATCCACGGGCAGGCAGCACTCCCCGCTCCGGGAATGCTGATCTGCCCGTAGCTATGCCCCTGATTGGCCAATGAGGCGCTGCACACCAGCGAGGTTTGACCGCTAGTGATGGAGCACGTGCCCGATGATGTGAAATTGTACAGGTAGCCACCCACCGTGTAGTCGGTCCCGTTCGTGCCCTCCACCAGTTCGTTGCCGGGATAGCCGGTCAGCATCGTGCTCGTCTGGCCGCCGATCCCGACAGGCGTTCCATAGGCACCGTTGCCGATTCCCATGATGAGGTAGCCGCCGAGGTTCGACCAGAAGGTCGACGCGCTACCGGCCACGCTCTTGGTCTGGAATCCGAGTTCCCAGCCCATGACCGGCACAGGCCACTGGAATGGCGGCGTGGCGATGGCGCCGGTCGTGTAGTTTGCCCCCATGCCCTCCACTTCATCGGCACGGCGCAGCGGCCCGCGTTCGATGTCGACTCCGGTCTGATACAGGATGTCGGTGCGGCCGGTGTCGAGCAGCCCGATGTGGCCGCCGCTGGCAAGCGTTCCCCACGTGTTGCTCTGCGGGTTGTAGTAGTCGCCGCTCTCCACCATCGACGCCTCCCAGCGCGAGATGAACAGCATGTTCTCTTGCTGGGCATAGCTGGCGTTGCTGGTGTTCCCCTGCGGATTGAAGGCCGCGGAATTGATGATGATGTCTGGGTTGCTGCCGCAAGTGGTCCGCCACGCCGCCGTCTGGGTATAGGCGATGACGTTCCACCATGCCGACACGTTCAAGTTCACAAGGTCATTTGAAAACCGGATTGTCAGCACGTCCGGGCAGTCGGCCTTGATGTAGCTGATCCACTGCGAACCCTGGTTCGTATACCACTGCGAAATGCTGGTCAGGTTGGTCGGCGGCACACCCGAGGCAGCGCCGATCACCGGCCCCGCCGGGTCGAGTTCCGACATCGTGGTAGCGCCGATGCAGCGGTTGTTCACGGTGATTCCAGGGAAGCCCAGAGGCGAACCCGCATTGGCGGTCTTGTAGCTCTCCTCGATGACTTTCGACAGCGAGCCGAAGAACGCCAGATGGTTGCTGCTCGGCGAGCACATGCTGTCGCCGGTCGCGTCCACCACGACGGGGCCGCCGGCCAGCGCCTTGCTGACCGCCTGCCGGTAGTTTTCGTTGCGGTTAAGCGTCACCGGAATTGCTTGCCGCGCGAATGGCGGCGTGCAGCGCGCGGCGTTGCGAAGGAATTGCGAGCCGATCGGATAGACGATGCGGCCGCCGTTGACCGATCCATCGTTGCACAGCAGCACGTTCGCCACCGCCGCCGCGCTGGGCGTCACCCAGAACGGCTTGACTCCTTGCGGGAACGTGACTTCCGAGTAGCCGCTGTTGACCGCGTAGCTGAACAGCGAGATCAGCGCCGCGCTGTCGTCTGTGCCGCAGCGCAGTTCGTTGGGCGTCTGATGCCTCGTCACTCCGGCATTGGACGCCAGGGTGACGTGGAACGGGTCGGTGTAGCCGCTGATGGCGGCAATCAACTCCGCCCCAGCCGCGCCGATATTGCCGATGTCACAGGTCTGCCCGACCATCGCCGGGGTGAACACCATCGGCCCGAACGACAATTGCACCGCATTGGCATTGGACAGCGTGTAGGGAGGTGCTGCCGCCAGCGTCGCGACGCTGCTGGTCGCCGACAGCACCGTGGTGGTGAAGTCCGCATTCGTGCCGGTCGGGTCGTGAATCGTTATCTGGATGCTCGATCCATCTCCCGCCGTCGTGTCCGAATACAGGTAGGTCGCGTTGAACGCCCCGGCTGGGCAAGTCAACAGATTGCCGGACGTGGAGCAGAAGTTCAGCTCCATCGTGTTCTCGGCATTGTCTTGCGAGGCGGTGAACGGGGTGCTGGAGTTGCTGTAGGACCCGAACACCGAACCGCCGGTCGACGGCAGGAATGCCAGCCCGCTCGTGAAGGTGCCGCTGCTGCTCGGAGCGGGGTTCAGCGTCACCGTGTAGGGTCCTGTCCCGGTGATTGCGGTCACGATTGGGTTGTTCGACCATGTGGTGCCGGTTGCGAGCGAGACGGCTTTGATGCCGTTGCCCGCGACGTTGCCCAGCAGATAGCTCGGCAGGGTCACGCCGGACGGCAGCGTGATGACTGCCTGCGCGGTGCCGTTGGTGGTCACGCTGACGGTGCCCGCAGCGTAGACATAGGCCGCAGTGATGCCGAGGCTGGGCGAGCCGCTCGTTGTTTCGGTTGAGGACGGGTCCGACTGCGCGTTGGCGGCGATGGTCGGGCCGCCGAACGTGGCGGAGTCGAGCGGCGTCAACACGGTCGGCACCGCGCCCAGCGTCACCCGCCCAGCCGCGCCCGAGGCGACGAGGCCCGGCACCGTCTGGGTGGCGACTCCCGGCGCAGGCGCGGGCAGCGGCCCGCCAAACGCCGGAGGGGCACACACCAAGACTGTGGCGGCGAGGATCCATGCGCGCATGATCTAATTCCCCTGGCTGACGGAAACCACGGCCGCCGCCGTGCAGAAGACATGCACGCTGGCCAGCGTCACGCCGTCCGACAGAACGCTGGGCGGCGGTTCTACGATGTTCCACACGTAGCCGCCCGGTATCGGCGTGGAGGTCGCAGTCGCCGCCGTGCTGTCATCGGTCATGGTGCATGTCGCGTTGTTCGGGACGATCCGCAGCACGCGCGCGAACACCACGCTTGCCGTCGTGCCGGTCGGGGCCGTCCAGACCAAGGTGGACACACTGGCCGGCACGCTGACAGACACGTCCCCCTGCATGGTCTGGCCAGGGGCCAGCGGTGTGATCTCCATGCCGTTGTAGACCGCGCCCGCCTGTGCCCATGCGACGGCAGGGAGCAGGCACAGGGCCGCCGCCAGCGTCTTCATCGTGCCGCCCATGTGGTAGCTCCTGTCGACCGAGGAAGGAATGATGCCGAACCACCCGATACGATCACGGCGGCGGCGTTGGTGGCCCGTCCGTCGATAGCACTCCCAACAACAGGCCAGACATCGACCGGGCCAGAACTGCGGTTCACCACCACTTCAGCGCACGCTTGCGCCGGCTCGGCGAACAACCGCACGCCCCCAGCGCCGGCAGTGACCGTATTCGTGCAAGCGGTCAGCAACGTAGCCGCCGACTGCGCGCCGCTGTTGGCCACGCCATCCGCGTAGTAGGTCCCGGCCGCCGCCACGCTTGCATAGGTCAGCGGCGCGCCACACGACCCGATGCCGACCACGCCGCTCACATCGCCCCCGAGGCACGGCAAGCCGGCCAGCGCCGGTAGCTTCAACGCGGTCGAACCGGAAGCAGTGTCCACAGCTACCTCGCTGATCAGCGCCGACGCCGCCGGGTCCTCCGGGTAGATGTTGGTCGTGAACAGGTTCCAGACATCATCCGTGAAGTGCGCCGTCGTCATCCCGTCGGACACATAGGCCGCGCCGGAACCGTTCATGATGGTATTCGAGATTTGGACAGCGCCGGAAAGCAGTTGCAGCCCGACACCCCCAGCAACTATGTTGTTCCGTAGCTGGGTGCCATGGATCGTAACGCCCGTTGCGGTGTTGCTCGAATTGGCAACTAGTTGGAAGGCGACGGACGACGTATAGCCATCGGTGAAGTTGATCGTGGCCGCATTATCGGTGACGTTGTATCCAACATTGATGGCATCATTCTTGTCTGCTCCATCATAGGAGCAGTTCTGGCAGAACAAGCCGTTCAGCCCGACGCCGGCATGGAAGGCGACGGCGTGGGACAGGGAGAACAAGTTAAGCGCCTCGATATTTTCTGAATTGGTGAAATAGAACCCATCCCCTGCACGATAGCCGGTGTCGAAGTTCACCGTGCCCCCGGAGGTATAGGCGACGTTGCTGAAGGTGGCCGTGCCGGTGCCGTTAGCCGTTGCCAGGCTAGATGCCACGATGGCGCTGCCCGCCGGCATGATCCCCAGCACCGTGGCGGCCGGCAACCCCGCCGTAGCTACATGCATCCCTGGCACGATGCCTGTCATGCTCGACAGACCAGAGATGACCGAGGAGCCGAGATGTGTGGTGCCGGTGACGGATACCGGAGCCGTCTGCGATCCCTGCAGATCGATATGCGTGCTGTCCACCACCGTGACCGGGTACGGATAGTTGGCCGCAGCCATGCCGCCCACGCCTTGGATCGTGGCCCGCGAGCCGCTCGCGATCGATGCGTCGATCGCCGAAGCAAGCGTCAAGCGGATCAGCCCCGACCCGTTGTCCGCCGCGCCCGCGACGCTGTAAGAAGGAAGCGAGAACGTTTGGTTCTCGGTCAGGAACGGACCGCACTCGACATCCTTGAGCCGGCTCGGGTCCGTCGAGCCGTCGACGTGCAAGCAGGACGTATCATCCAGGAACAACCCGTCCGCGTAGAACCGTGGATAGTTGGAAGCGATGCCTAGCGCAAACCCATAAACCCCGACATGGCGAAGGTGCACGTCCTTGCCCGTGGTGGTGATCCCCGTGCCGGCAAAGCTGGCGACCAACGCATAATTCTGCCCCGCGCTCGTTGGAGTAATCAGCCCCGCCTGCATGACGGAGACGTTTTCCATCGTGGTCGATGCGCCGAAGACCAGGGAGTAGGCTGGCGCGAATTGGATGACGCACGGAAGCGTGCTCCACGCGAAATTGTAGGGCTGCCCGAAGTTGTCCCCTACGCATTTCAGCGTCACGCCGCGAGGCACCGTGATGTTGCCGCTGGTTGCCAAGTAAACGGCCGGTGCGAGGACCAACACCTGCCCAACGTCATTACCGATGCTGCCCGCCACCGAGGCGTTGAGTGCGTTCTGTAAGCACGTGCGCGCATCTGTCACCCCATCGTGCGGGCAAGAAAAATCATCCGCGTGAGGCTCGTCTGACGCACGTGACGCAAGCGTCCGCGCAGTACTGCCGACCGTGCCGATGGTGGTATTAGTCGAAGCAAGACCCCCAACTGCAACTGCTCCCACACTCGGAGCGGTCAACGTGACCACCGGCCCGGTCTGGCCGTTGACGGATGTGATGGTGCCGCCCCCGCCGCCGCCTCCGCCACCCCCAGGCGTGACCTGTTGGGCGTGCGCGGCCGCCGACGTGCAGACGCAGAGTGCGTATATCAAACCAGCACGGAGAATTCTCATGTTTTGGCTTTTCATTGTCTTTGCTTGCTTCGGTCTGGTTGGTTTGCTGCTCTACGCAGCGGCGCGCGTAGCATGGGCGCTACTGCGCTTAGCAGTCTACCTAATACCAATCTTCTGTGTGGGTATGGCGCTATGGGCGCTAGTGCTGGCCCTGTAGCATAGCTAATTCAAGCCAAACGGCACACCGCCAGGCCGTTTTAGGGGCGGGGCTGGGGGTGTAGTAGCGGCCAGCGGCCAAACTGGCCTGGCGGCCGCTAATAGGAGCTGGTTTGGTAGACGTCCATCTGCTTGCACGAGCGGCAGACGAAGTTGCCCTTTGAGATTGGCGTAAAGGGCTTCTGACAGCACAAGCATTTCCGATCGCCTATGGTCAGCTTAGATGGCGGTGTGGCCTGCGACGCGGAACTGCGCCTGTAGCGCTGTAGCACGTAGCGGACCTGAGTGACGGTCAATCCCAAATCCTGCGCAACGTCGGTGACGGTGCGCCCGGGAGTAGCGCTGGAGAGAATACGCTCAATCCTCTCCAGCGGTATTAGCTGCCCTATCGGCATCAGTTTGGTTTGACGCCTTGCTCGACCATTTGATCAAGCATCTGCTGCGCTTGTAGATGGTCCACCACAATCTCGGCAAAGGTCTTGGCGATTGCGTTGGCCACGGCCAGCCGTTCCAACGGTTCCAAATTTTGGACCATGTGGAGCAGCGTGGACGTGGTAAGGTTGATTAAAGGCGCGGCGTTAGTGTGTTCGCCGATGTCGTAGCAGCGCGTGCCAGTGCCGGTATTATCGTAGAACACCAGCAAGGATGCGGATTTGTCCGCGTAGCAGCCATTAGTCAAACCTTCCAGGAAGGTCTTTGCCGCCTTGGTCAGCGACGGCACACGCTCATTGTTACCGAGGACTAGCATGACTAGCCGCCGATTCCCACGCCTTTCTCATCACCGGATGCTTTTTTGATGCGCGGGCGCTCGAGTGCCTTGGGTTGACCTGCAACCTCCGACGCATCGGCGAGCTGGCCGCTGTCGAACTGGTAGTCGACTTCGTTCTCGTCCGTATTCTGACGATCCTCACCAACCGCGCCGACCACGGCATCCGGCTGTTGCTGCGCGTCCACGTCGCTGACGGCCTCGGTCGCGTCCTGGTAACCCGCATATGGGTGCGGTTCGTTTGGCTTATCCGGGCTGGCCGGATTCGGCTGGCCGGGGTAGCTGCCGGTGCTAGCCTCCTGGCCAGGGGCGACTTCTGTGCCGGGTGTGTCTGGACGCTTGTCGATCATCACCGTGCGCGGCCTGGCGGGTTGGTTGGCGCGTTCGGGGTGCGCAACCAGGTGCTCGAGTTCCGCGATGAGCGCACGGACGCTGTGACCCACGAACGCACGCGACACATCCAGCGCATGTTGCACGCCGGCCTGCCAGGTGTAGTTGTTTGCGACTGCTGCGGGGTCCGCCGTCGTGCTGTTGTCGGCCGGCTGCTGGAGAACTTCGTCGCCCTCGCGCACAACCGGGCCGGGGGTTGCAGTCATTGGATCGGACATTCTAACTCCTGTTGCCTTGTTGTGTTAGATAGCGGACTGATCATCGCCGATAGCGTGGACCGGCACGGTGTCCGGTGGGCCGGGCTTCTTGTTGCCATGCAGCAGCGCCCGCATGGACGCGTAGGGCATCGGCACCCACTTCATAATGCCGTTAAAGAAAACCCGACAAACAGGACGGTCGTGTTCGTCGGGTGTAAATTCATCAGACACACCGACAGCGCTACGGGACATGTCGTAGCGCGTGCCGTCGACGTCGCGGAACGCGATACGTGTATCGTCGATATTCATTTGATTTGCTCACTGTCCTCGACGTGCGCCAGCCGCGCATCGGGTAACACCGTTATACGGACAGCACGGAGAGCGCTGTCCCGTTCCTGCGCATCAAGCGCCAACGCATTTTCGCAGATTAAAGCAAGTGCTTCGTTGACGCGCGCCTTTGCTGTGTCCGGCGGTGTCTTGGCCAAGTGCTGCTGTTGGTAGTAGCGGTGCTGCTGTTGGTAGTAGCGGAATTGATCGCGGCGCATCTGGACGCAAACACGAAGATTGTTGCTCATTGCAAGCTCCACGCGACCAGCAGCCACAGCACCATACACACGATCGCCCAAAAGAAGACCGCCGGATGCGGGCCGGGCTTGCGCGCGTGCCAGCCACACGGGTTGCCTTTTCGCATCATGGTGTTGCAGTGAGGACAACGCTGCTGGTAGGTCGGTGGTGCGTTGACACACGGCGGCATCAGGTGCATCCGCTCCATCAGCCCCACCGTGCGAAAATGAGCCAGTCCCACCGTGCGAAAATGAGCGCCAGCACAAGGCTGGAGCACACGAACAGGACGAGAAACACGAACACCCACGGCACACCCCACCACGGCTCGCCGCGACGGGAGTATTGAATGCTCTTGCTTTCCTTTTGAAGTCCCAGCACGTCGACTCCTCCTGTTTTTTCAGCTAACAGGATATACACGGCTCAGTAGCCGTCCACATTTCCGAGTGCGATGCTGATCGCGTAGCACCACGTATCAAGTAAATCGTCCGCGCGCTTAGCCGCGTCCTTGTCACCTAGTCGGAAACCAAACACTTGCGCCAGCAGGTGATTCCGCGTGGTATCCTTGTATTGCACAATTTTGTTGTAGGCTGGCTCACTGATCTTGACAAGCCCCTGGTAGACGTAAGCGGACACGTTCAACGCCCGCTCGTCCTTACCCTTGGACGTCAGCTTCATGTCGATGCCTTGAACAGGGGCTTGCTTGCGCTGCATCTGCTGCACAAGGATAGCACCGGAGTTGACGTTCTCCACGAACACGCCCAGCGAGCCCATGCGCGACCCACACAGCTTGGATAACTCTTGCGTGCGCGCAATCACGTTAGGTATCCAATGCTCGAGCAGCGAACCCTCGATTTGAAGGATGTCGTAGTCCAAGCACACCAGGCGCTGCCCGATATAGCGTGACGTCGCCCAATAGCTGACGGCTGTGCCGTCATTCTCACTGCCTGCTTTGACAGCGGTATCGACTACGGCAAACACACCGTCGCAAATCATCGGTAGCGGCGTGGGCAGTCCGTTGACCAGACAGCGCTCCAGCTCAAAAAACTGGATACCATGCCAGTCGACAAACTCGGCAAGATATTCCTGGCGCCACACAAGCGGGGGCTTAGCCTGATGTAGCCGCGCCAGCTCCTCAACCGGCATCCGAGGATTGCTGTGTGTTGGTGCGTGGTATTCGGCGAAGTCCAAGTCGCGCTGCGTGCAAACCTTGTAGAAGAAATTCTCGTCATCGATTCCGGCGGTGTTGCTGGCCACAATGACGTTGCCGCAATAGTCCAGGAGCGTCGGTTCGATGCTGCGCTCCCAAATCGCCGTCATGTTGGGTTTGGCGAACGCGGCCTCGTCGATGAGGACCGTGTGGTATTTGCGGGAGCGGCCAGCGGCCTCGTCCTCAAGCGTCCAGAAATCAATAATACCACCGTGCTCGGTGCGCAGCACACCTTCGGTCTTGGAACTGCGCCGTAGTATCGGACCCAGCATCTGTCGCAGGTCTTCAAAGACCTCGGAAAGCCGCTTGTAGTCCGGCGCGAAGTAACCAATCAGTTTCTGCTTTGCGGCACCGTCACCAGCGATGCACTCCAGCAGCGTAGTCTTACCCCACCGCCGTCCGCACCTGATGGACAGACGTCGGTGCTTCCTGGACATCCGGTAGGCTTCAACCTGTGACGCATGAAGCGTCGGCAGCACAATAACAGCAGGTCCGTCATTCCTCGCTTGCTGCTTGTATCCCAGGGAGCTCAATCGGGCAGGCCGCCAATGATCTTCACTGCAACGCCGACGTTCGGGTCATTTGGATCGGGGTTCGTGTTGACCGCTACTTCCAAGTGCCGGTCACGCCACAGATCGGGACGACGGTTCTTCAGCCAGAAGATGCAGCTTGTCGGGTCCGGTGCATAGTGCTCAACGTATTCAGCGCGAACGATCTCACCACCTTTGGTACAAAAGATCTTTTCCACTTTGTGACTGTAACCTTTTGCACGGTGGAATAGCGATTTTGCTATGTAGGCGTCAGCATTTTCACGACCATCTTTTAAGGCATTGTCAAAAGATTGGTGTGCTGCACGCCATTTGTAAATCGTAACGATGTCCACCTGATGGAAGTTCGCGATCTCCTGATCCTTAGCACCCAACAGGCAAAGATTGTAGGTTTGAACATCCATGTATGAATGGTATTCCGTGGGGCGGCCTAGCTTGTTGGCCTCCCGCTGCGCGACCTTGTCCTCAAAGGTCGGCCGCTTCAACTTTGTAATCACTGGTCGCTGCACTACAGGTACTCCACGTCGTTATAGTTCAATTCCAGGTTTGTTAGACTTCGGCCAAACAAATCGATAAACACATGCACGGACTTACGATCAACGCTGGACACTACACCTTGAAATGATGCAAATGGTCCGTTGACGATTCGAACAGTCTGA